CAGGAGTTTTGGAGGCTGAAATGTGGGATCGCATCGCGGAATGGCTGAATACTCACCCGCTGACGTGGGGAGGCATCCTCGCGTTCCTCCTCGCGCTCATCCGGATGCGCGGCAGGCGCGCGCCCTGGATCTCGACATTGTTTGAGGCGCTCACGTGCAGCCTCCTGTCGATAGGCATCTGCGGTGGGCTGACATCGTTCCTTCCCTCCATCACTCCCCAGTCATGCGTCGGCATCGGTTCGCTCATCGGCTACCTGGGCACGGACGCCATCAAGAAATTCATCACCAGTTTCGTTTCCACTCGCACAGGCGTCAGCCTGAAGGACAGGAAAGAAAATGAGGATCAGTGAACAGGGAAAGGACTTCATCAAGTCGTTTGAAGGCCTGCGCCTGACGCGAGGCCGTTCAACAGCGGCAAGCAGGAGGAGGTCATGGAGCGCGTGAAGCACGTCGATGACGGCGCGGAGGAGATGGCATGAGTGAGCCGGACAGCTTTACAGTGACGGTTCCCAGCAGGCTGAGGCTCGGCAGGAGGATGTACCCGCTGAACCTCAACCTGTACAGGAACGCCCACTACATCGTCAAGGCAAAGCTCAAGGACCTCTTCGCCGAGACCGTCCGCCACCTCCTGCCGCCAGTCCGGTACGACATCATCGAGATTCGCTATGATGTGTGGTTCGGCTCCTCGAGGCGGCAGGACGTGATGAATATCGGCGCGGTCATCGACAAGTTCTTTGAGGACTGCCTCGTCTCAAACGGCATCATCCCGGACGACAACTCATATCACGTCATCGACACGCATTTCAGGTACGCGGGGGTCAGCAAGAACAACCCGCATGTTGACATCACTGTAACAGCAGACAGGAGAAGCTATGGCTGAGAGAAAGGCAAAGAAGCCCGTGAAGGTAACCGAGGCGAGCGTCAGGAGGTGGGGAGCGGCAAGGCGCGACTTCTGCCCGTCTGACGCTTTTCTTTTCGGACACAAGGAACCCGGTTTTGCCCCAGATGAGAAGAGGGTTGACGAGGCCGTCAGCGCAATCGCGGAGAGGAGAGGCGTGAAGCCCGAGACGCTCATTGTGTGGAAGTACTGGGTCGATGACCTCAGCCTCCTCGACATCAGCCTTGAAGCGCAGTGCTCAGTGCCTGACGCCATGAAGCTCGTAGGCGCCGAGACTGATGCCGTCATCGCGGAGGCGTCGCATGACACAGTATCCTAAACGCCCGTGCGCGTGGCAGGGCTGCCACGAGTACGCGCTCCCCGGCAAGTCCTACTGCGAAGCCCATCAGAAGCAGTGGAACAGCATCGCGAACAACAGACAGAAGCTCAGGCGTCTGCATGAGAGGCTGAACGGGACGCGCAAGGATTTCCGCGAGCGCTCGAAGCCGTACAACAACGACAGATGGAAGCGCTCGCGCGCGCTCTTCCTCCAGCTTCACCCCTGGTGTGAGGAGTGCAGGAAGCAGGGGAAGCTTGTGCCGGCGACTGACGTTGACCACATTATCCCGCACAGGGGCGACATGTCGCTCTTCTGGGACGAGGGCAACTGGCAGGCGCTGTGCCACGAGTGTCACGCGCGCAAGACCTACGCGGAGACGCTGGGGAAGGCGAGGCAGAGGGGGTAGGGGGGTCAGAAAACACCCCCGCACCATTTTAGAGCGCACCGTGCCCCCAACTTTTTGCACACATGGGCACTTTCAGATGACTCCTAATATATAGTGTTTGGATAACACTAAATCACCATATATTGTGTTAAGGAGGTGAGATTATGCCGGGAAGGCCGAAACCGACAGCGGTCAAGAAGCTGCAGGGAACCCTGTACAAGAAGCGCCTGAACACACAGGAACCTACAGACCTCATAGACGCGTCTCAGATGGAGCCGCCTGACTACCTGAGCGAGAAGGCGAAGGAGATGTGGCGCTTCAGCGTCATGCAGCTTCCGAAGAACATGCTCGCGACGCTCGACTGGTCAGCCTTTGCCGCATGGGCTGACACTCAGGGCAAGATTGTCGAGATTGAGGAGATCCTCCAGCGCGAGGGGCTGACCTACGTCAACGAGAAGACCGGAGTCACCTACGCCCATCCTCTCCTGAAGGAGCAGGATCAGCTCAAGAACCTGCTCCGCGGGTACATCACCGAGCTCGGCTTCTCGCCGTCAAGCAGGGCAAGGGTGCACACCTTCGGCGGCAAAAAGACGGGCGAGGAGAATGGTTTTGATGAGCTTTGAGGTGCGGAATGGCAGGGAATGAGTATGTGGACAGGGCGAACGGGTATATAGAAGATGTGCTCTCCGGCAGGGTTCCTGCGTGCAGGTGGGTGAAAGCTGCGTGCGAGCGGCAGAAGGCTGACCTCGGCAGGAAGGACTTTGAGTGGCATTTTGATGAGCAGAGGGCATGGCGCGTCTGCCGCTTCATCTCGCTCCTCCGGCATGTCAAAGGCCCTCTCGCGGGCGAGCGCATCGAGCTCCAGCCGTGGCAGTGCTTCATCCTCACGACCATCTTCGGCTGGGTTGACAGCAAGGGGCATAGGCGCTATCACGAGGCCTTCGTAGAGGTGCCCCGAGGCTCCGGCAAGTCAACGCTCATGTCCGGCGTCGCGCTGTACATGCTCTGCGCCGACGGCGAGAAGGGCGCTGATGTCTACAGCTTCGCGACGACGCGTGAGCAGGCTAAGATCGTCTTTGACGACGCTCAGGCGATGGCGCGGAACAATGCGCCGCTCAAGGAGCGCTACGGCCTCTCAGTCCTCGCGCACTCGATTGTCGTGCCGGGGACAAACTCACGCTTCATGGCGAAGTCTGCCGACGCTGGGACGCTTGACGGACTCAACACCCACTGCGCCATCATCGATGAGCTTCACGCGCACAAGACGCGAACTGTCTACGATGTCGTCAAGACCTCCATCGGCAAGCGCGCCCAGCCGCTCCTCTTCTGCATCACAACGGCGGGCACAGTGCTTGACGGGATATGGATGGAGCAGCGGCAGTACGTGCAGAAAATCCTCAGCCATCAGGCGGATGACGACACGCTCTTTGGGATCGTGTACACCATCGACGAGGGTGACGACTGGAAGACTGAGGACGCTGTGCGCAAGGCCTCGCCGAACTTCGGCGTCTCGGTACAGCCCCGCGAGATCCTGTCGCTCCTCAGCAAGGCGATAGCGACGCCTGCCGAGGAGAACAACTACAAGACGAAGTACCTCGACATCCCCTGCACCTCGAACCACGCGTGGATGCCGCTCCTCAAGTGGCAGAAGTGCGCGAGGGATATACGTATCGAGGACTTCCTGGGGCAGTACTGCATCTACGGCATTGACCTCAGCTCAAAGAACGATATCACGGCGGTTGTGAAACTCTTCTGGCGGCTTGAGGATGACAATCAGGTTCACTACTACGTATTCCCTGACTTCTGGCTTCCCAGTGAGCAGATCCTGCACTCGCCGAATGCCCAGTACAAAGGCTGGCACTCCGCGGGACTTATCCACTCGACTGAGGGTCCCGTCATCGACCTCGATGCCATTCAGGAATGGCTTGCGCGCGATTTCATGTACTACCAGACACTTGCCATCGGCTACGACCCGTGGCAGGCGACACAGCTTGCGCAGAACCTGATGCAGTACGGCGCGCCGATGGTGGAGGTGTCGCCGAACGTGAAGAACTTCTCGGAGCCGATGAAGCAGGTGCAGGCTCTTGTCCTGCAAGACCGCATACACTTCGTGCCTAATCCGGTTACGGACTGGATGGTGTCGAATGTCGTCTGCCACATGGACGCGAAGGACAACATCTACCCGCGCAAGGAGAAGCCGGAGAACAAAATTGACGGAATTGTAGCTTTGATCACGTGTATGAATCAGGCTATACAGCTGCAGGTGGAAACTAACTATATACAACAGCCATCGGATAGTGCTATAATGTACGAAAGTACACCATCAGTCGTTTGACATATAGGTGCGGTATGAGTTTAGGCGGATTTTTCAGGGCAATCTTCGGCATCGGCGGCGACCATCGCGGCTGGCAGAACAACGAGCCGCTCGGGAGCGTTATCGAGGGCTCCACGCAGGTCTCTCCTGACCTCAGCATGCAGCTGTCCGCTGTCTACGCCTGCGTCAACCTCATATCCTCGACAATCGCAAGCCTCCCCTGCGACGTATTCCTCATCAGCGAGGACGGGAGCCGGAAGCCTGACAAGGCGTGCTCGCTCGCGATGCTCCTCGGCAACAGCCCGAACTACAACATGAGCCCCTTCGAGTTCTGGCAGGCGATGACACGCTCGCTTCTGCTCCGCGGCAATGCCTACGCACTCATCGGGCGGAAGCGTGACGGCTCGGCGTACTCAATCACGCCGCTCTCGGCCGACCAGATGAACGTAAAGCGCAACGAGGAGACCGGTTTTGTCGAGTACCATTACTACAATGACAAGAACCAGGTGCAGGTGCTTGACCCTGCCAATGTCTTCCACTGGAAGCACCTCGGCGACGGGTACATCGGGCTCTCGACCATCGAGTACATGCGCGGCACTCTCACTGAGGCGGCGTCAGCCCAGGGCAATGCCGTCGACATGTTCGCCGGCGGCGGCCAGGTAACGGGCATCATCAAGCCTGTCGGCATCCTGACGCCGCAGCAGAAGGCCGACACCGTGAGGGGCTTCGGCCAGCTCCGGAGCAAGGGCAAGGGCATCCTCATTCTCGACCGGCAGATGGAATTCCAGCAGCTCGCGCTGACTCCTGCGCAGACCCAGCTTCTCGAGACGCGCCGTTTCAGCGTTGAGGAGATCTGCCGCTGGTTCGGCGTGCCGACAGGGCTTGTCGGCGGAACGGGCGACATCGAGAAGGAGGAGGGATGGTTTTACAAGTCCACCATCCTCCCCCTCTGCATCTCAGCGGAGCAGGCCATCACGAAGCGCATCGCCTGTAAGGCCGAGAAGCACCACGAGGTGCGCTTCCGCCTGTCGTTCCTGTACAGGGCGAACGACTACCAGCGCACGCAGATTTACGCCACCCAGCTGCAGAACGGCATGCGGACACGCGCCGACATCGCCCGTGAGGAAGGCTGGGAAGTGGGCAATGCCGAGGGCATGGACATCCACACCGTACAGTCCAACCTCATGCGGCTGGAGGATGTAGGGAAAGCTGCCCCGTCAAAGGAAGAGACTCCGCTGTCATCACAGCCGAACAAAAATTAGGAGGAACCATGGATTTCCGCAAGAGCATCATCCTCAGCAAGTCTGAGATTGAGACAGACGAGGCAGGCTCGATCGAGGGCTACGCCAGCGTCTACTACGGCACTGACTCCTACGGCGACACCATCGTCAAAGGAGCCTTTGACGACTGCGTCAACGCCGAGGAGAAGCCCAAGATGTTCTTCAACCATGACCGCTACAGCGTGCCTATCGGCAAGTGGGAGGAGGTCACGGCTGACGACAAAGGCCTTTATGTCAAAGGCAGGCTTAACCTTGAGGTCTCGCAGGCAAAGGATGTCTACTCTGCCGTAAAGGCCGGCGACATCGACGGCTTTTCGGTCTGCATGATGATAGACCCCGCTCACTATACCCTTAAGGACGCGAACGACCAGTGGGGCGGCGGCTTCATCGAGCGTGTCGAGGCACTGCCCGAAATCTCGGTCGTCACCTTCCCTGCCGACAAGTCCGCGCGCATCGCGAAAGTGAAGAGCGCAGATTTTGAACCATTTACCAGACTGTCAGACTTTGAGCGTTTCCTGCGCGATGCAGGCTTCTCGAAGTCCGTAGCGACTGGCTTCATCAGCCGCTTTAAGGCTGTAGTTCTCGCTCAGGGTGATCCTGACGCGGCAGCAAAGGCCGAGACAAACGATGAAGAACTTTCCGCGATCCTTGCCAGGATTCGCGCAATCTGAACATCATACAAAGGAGACAATCATGTCTGACAATATTTCCGAAATCATGACCGGCCTCGACAAAATCGGCGAGCGCCTTACCAATCTTGAGACCGACCGCGTGTCCGCGAAGGCCTTCGCGGAGAAGGCTCGGGAGCTCGGCGCGAAGCAGGCAGACCTTGCCCGCGAGCTCCTCGAGATCCGCCAGAAGAACGAGGCCGTACCTGCCAGGGCTGAGGCAAAGTCCGTTGGCGAGTCCTTTGTCGCTGACAAGGCGTACACTGACTTCGTGAGCGGCGCGGCAACCTCCGCGAGGGCAGTCATCACCCTCAGCAAGGAGGATTCCACCCCGACCTCCACCCCGACCTCCACCCCGACCAAAGTGGGAATCTCCTCCGACCTTACCGCAACCTCCCTTGCTCCTTCCTTCTATGCCGGCGTTTTCGGCACTCCGAACGTTCCGCAGAAGATCGAGCCGCTCATCCCGCACATTGCCGTAACCACCGACTCTGTTGACTACGTGACCGTAGCCGACACCATCGGCGCGGCAGGCGTAGCCGAGGCCGGCGCAATCCCTGAGAGCACGTTCACCCCGACCCTCGCGAAGGCGAATGTCGTCAATGTGGCTCACTATACCAAGATCACCAAGCAGCTTGCTGATGACGCCCCTGCCCTTGCCGCCTACATCAACACCAAGATGCTCTACGGCCTTCAGAACAAGGTGGAGGACCAGATCGTCAATGGCAACGGCACCGCTCCCCAGCTGAAGGGACTCCTTGCAACCGGCTCCTACACTGACGCTTCCACTCAGCTTACCGGCGCAAAGAATCGTTTCGACCTCCTCCTGCTCCTCCAGGGGGTCGCCGAGACCGCGGCTTACGAGCCTGAGGCTCTCGTGCTCAACCCGATGACCTGGGCGCAGCTCGCCATGGAGAAGGATTCTCAGGACAGGTATCTGCTCGGCGGCCCCGGCCTTGCTGCCAATAAGAGCGTGTGGGGCATCCCCGTCGTCACCTCCTCCGCTGTCCCTGCCGGAAAGTTCATCTTCGGCAACTTCACCCAGACCGTCACCATCTATGACCGCCAGCAGGTGGCCGTCGAGATGACCAACACCAACGAGGATGACTTTACTCATTACCTCTACACCATCCGCGCAAGCAGGCGCCTTGCCCTCGCCGTCGAGGTTCCCGCCGGAATCTTCGCCGGAGACTTCAAGGTATCCGAGTAACGGAACCCAGTCCTGAAACCAGTCGAAGCCTCCGCAAGGAGGCTTTTTTGAAGGAGGCATCATGACGCTTGCGTATCTCACTGACGCGGTCGAACCGGCCGTAACCCTTGCCGAGGTCAAGGCGCACCTGCACATCGACGATGACACCGAGACCGACATGCTCCAGCAGTACATGGCGGCGGCGACCCAGGAAGCCGAGCACCACCTCTGCCGCGAAATCATCAAACGCAACGATGACAAGGCGGTTTGCGAAAGCATTGACGATGTGCCTCAGGCGATAAAGCAGGTAATCCTCGCACGTGTCGCCAGCTTCTACAGCCAGCGCGAGGATATGGGCGAGCGGCAATTATCGACCTACTACCGCAACCTGCTCGATCCCTGGATCCTGTACAACCGCGAAGACGAAGAGTAAT